TCAGAAAGAAAAGATGAAAAACGAAGATGCAAAAGAAGATCAGATCCGTGCAATGGCATGGTTCGCATTATGGGGTATGTTACTATATCCTGTGGGCATTGTTGGTGCATCGTTTTTAGGATTAGAAACAGCTGCTAATCTGTTGTCAGATATCGCACCTACATACTTTGTAGCAATATCTGCATTGGTTGCTGCTTTCTTCGGTGCACAAGCATACACAAAAGGAAAATAATAAATGGCAGCTAAGCTAGAAGATGTAATTGAGAGACTTAAAACAGAGGGGTATTTAAACCGCTTTAAAAGTAAGTATTCTATGAAGAATCTTCAAAAAGATCTCGAGGAATCTACAGCAAATTTAAGAGCTCAATCAATTATACTGCAAGAAATGCTTGAGCTTCAAAAAGAACAATCTAAAGATGCTGAGCGTCAAAACAAATTATTATTTGGTAGACAATCTAACTCCGCTCCTACTGTTCCCAAACCTCAAGCCAGCTCATCTGGCACGAGTTCAGGTGGCGGTAGATTAAGTGGTGGATTGGGACTAGGTGTTGGTATTGCTGCTGTCGGTGCAGGACTAGCAGGTTTCATTGCCGCTATCACAGGTGTAGGCAGTTTAAGTTTTACAGGTGAAAATTTACCAGAGCAAGCCAAAAATATTGCACTTGGAATGAATGAGTTTGCTAAGATGGACAATAGAGCAGTCGCTATGATAGGTGGATTGCTTGCCGGCGGTGTAATATTATCAAAGTTTTCTGGTATCACAGGATTGGTTAAAGCACCTATCGGAATGGCTGCTGTAGGATTAGGATTAGGCGGGTTCATGGCAGGACTTGCTGCTGCGTCCGAAGGCATGGATTTCGTAGGTTTAGATTTAGATGCTTTCCCAGAACAAGCTGGTAACTTAGTTGCAGGAATGAATGAGCTTTCAGGCCTAAATGATAAAGCTCTTATAATAATGGGATCTATGATAGGTGCCGGTGTATTGTTATCACAATTTAAAGGTGGTGTTGGGGGTGTTACTAAAGCTGCTGTAGGAATGACTGCTGTAGGATTAGGTATAGGTGGTTTCATGGCAGGTGTAGCTGCTGCCGGCGACCTTACAGGATTTACTGGCGAAAACTTTGCTACGCAAACAAAAAATATGGTAGCAGGAATTAAAGAATTAGAATCTCTTAGTGAAGCATCTGTTGCTGGTTTAGTATTACTTGCAGGTGCTGGCGCAATTGTAGGAGGTAAAAATCCTCTAACCGTAGGATTTGCAGCTTCAGGTATGGGTCTCGCTGGTTTTGGTATAGGTGCATTTATAACTGGTATCATGGCGCCTTCTGCTATAGCAGGAGAGCTTGGTGGTGATATGTCGAATTGGGACGGCTCAACATTTGCATCACAAATGGGTAATCTAGCTACTGGGTTTAAACATTTTGAAGGTTTAAATGATTCTACAAAAGCAGGATTAGCTATTTTAGCAGGCGCTGGTGCTATCGTAGGAGGTAAAAATCCTTTAACTGTAGGATTTGCTGCATCGGGTATGGGTCTTGCAGGTTTCGGATTAGGTGCATTTGTAGCAGGATTTTTTGCTGCTGGTGATGTTGCTAAAGCCTTAGGAGCAGATGGTTCTGGATTTGCAACTATGATGGAAAATATCACAAGAGGTATAGAAAAAGCAGGTTCTATAGACATACCTGAAGATAATTTTGCAGGTTATAAAGAAGCTATGAAGAATTTAAGTTCTGGTTTGACATCTTTTGCAGTAGAATCTTTAAAGAAAAATTTAGCTGATGCCGGGTCGGCTATTTTAAAATTCTTTGGATTTGGAAACGCAGAAGCAGGAGATCCAATAAGGCAAGTAGTTAATAGTTTAGAAGGTGTAAATACTGATGAATTAGCAAAGTCAGCCTTTGCATTGAATAATGTTGCAACAGCATTAGACAGAATTGGTAAGGTTAACTTAGGAGATGTTGGAGTAAATTTTGAAAAATTTGCAAAGAGTTTATTAGGAACTACACCCCTATTACATTTGTTATATTATGGTGGTGAGTATGGAGCTGGTTGGTTTGATGGATTAAAAGAAGTAAGTTTAGATAAAAAATACTCATTACAAGCATTAATGAAAGATGGTACATTAGGAAATTTAAAAGAAGGCTCTCAAGCAATGGGTGAGATTCTTCGCTCCTTGAATATGGGTATGAGTCCTAATTTATATGTAACACCAGGTGCGGACACATCAGAACAAGTATCTAGAGGAAGAACCTCAGGAAGGGTAGATAGTCCAGGTGCTATGGGTGGTCAAGTTGATGCTAGCACAACTGTTTATAATGATGGTAAATCGTTTAACGTAGGAGGTGCATCAACATTTAATTATAACCTTTTACAAGATGGCGGTCCTCAAAAATCATTAAGGGCTACAGTACCTTAATAAAAAAAATAGGGGCATGAAGCCCCTATTTCCGAATCTCACCTAAAAAAGATTAATCGTCATTCGCAAGTGATTTAAACATTGCTAATGCATCATCATCGCTTTCTTCGGAAAAACGAGACTCTAATGGAGATGGCGCCTCAGGTTGCTGTGGGGCTTCTTGAGACTTAAACTTTGGTTGAAAGTTCATCTCCGCCTCATCGTCCTCAGCAGTGTTCTGGGGTGCGTGGTCACTGCTATCAAGAGCAAGAACCTTATAAAGCTTCGCTTTTAGTTCATCATATGTCTTGAAGTTTTTAGGAGCAACGAGATCCTGAAGAGAGTATTGAGTTTCCCAAAGACTCTCTAATGCTTCGTCAGAAAGATCCTCACCATCTGGATTAGTCATTTGACCAACAGGTGAAAACTCTGACTTATCGTAGTTACGATATCCTTCCACATTACGTGCTTTCAATTTGAAATCCGCACCTTCCCAGAAATCAAACGGATTAGCTGGATTTTCATCTTCAAATTGTGGATTCATAACATCGTTTAGTTTATCAAAGATTTTCTTACCAAACTTATACTTGAAGACCTTGCCTTCGTTCTGAGGGTTGGTAGGATCTTTGACAACGTAGACATTGGCAATATAATTAAGACGTCTCTTCTGCTTACGTGCAATATCCTTATCAGACTCTACGCCTGAGTTCCAGAGTTTGCTATTGTATTCAGATACTGGGTCGTCTTGATTAATAGTTGTCAATGAATTTTCGATATACCAACCACCTGGACCTTGAAAACCATGGTCCCACATTCTTACGAATGGCATATCTTCCCCCTTAGGAGCAGGAAGGAAACGAAGCACAGCATAGCCGTTACCAGCTTTGTCTACCTCTAGTTTCCAAAATTCGTCTTGTTCTGAATTGCTTCCCCCTTGGGTATTCATTTTTTGAAGTTGCTGGTTCAACTTATCGAATGAAGATGAACGTGACTTCTTGAGGGCTGAAAATGATGTTGTCATTTGTATGTCTCCTTATGCGTTATATAGCGTTGTATGTTACAATATATTTTCGTATTTGTCAAGCAAAATCTTTTTGAATTTATCTAACTCAAAACTCTCCTCGTATAGGAAAGGTCGATAATTGCTGACACTATTATTTATATTAGGATATACGATGTTATCTCTAACTTTTTTATCCCAATATTTAAAACACCCGAGAAGGTCATCTAAGATAACCAATGTTTCAATACCTATCCTCTTTTGAAGATATAGTTTAAGAACATGAGGATGTTGTCCTCCGACTACTTTGAACTCGGTATCAAAGTCATCATCAAGTTCAGACAAATCCGACTTAAAAGAATATCTAAGTCGTTGTTGCCGTGTGAGCCAATCTGTATAAACCTGCTCACATTTCTCGCTATCTGCTATATCACCTATCCATACTTTTGGATTGTGTAGCAAATTAGCTAGAATTCTTTTCTTTGCATCTTCCTTCTTTGTCAATTTGTAAAAGAAAAACTTATCTTTGCGTGTATCAAAACTTGTTTGTTTTAAGCGTAGTTTGCCACCATATTTAAAGAAATCATAATCACTTGTGAAATGCTGTTTCACAGCGACATAATAGGTATACAAACCAAACGCATCCGCATCTGAATATAAGGACATTTATATAGGTAACCTTACTGTCTTTTCTACCAAATTTAGGTCTTCTGCTTCTTCGTAAATTCTTGCTTTCAGGATTGGTGACCTTCGAATGATTTCTCCTAGAACTTCAATTTCTAATTCATTTTGTGATGCATATTCACATATTGCGTCTATGTAAGAAACACCTTGGTCAATCATATGAGAAATATCTCGCATGATTTTCTCTGAGTTTAATTCTAATTTTATTTCAGCCATTGAGTTGTTTTATTCCTAATGCCCAATTCTCAGCAGCTGATTCTACATACCAGACAGATTTTTCTGGAAATGGTTCTGTTTTAAATAGCTCTCCTCGAGCGTCATAATAGTTAATTTTATAACAATCACCTTCTAAAACAACGTCTGCTTTTGCTTTTGATGTTTCATGTAGGTATGTTGATATTACTGTAGATGTCATTTTTGTTCCGTATCTATATCAAAATTATATACAATATCATAATCAGAATTATCGTTTGTATACACATATTCTATATTTGTATTGGACAATATTTCTATATTAGAACATTGTATAGGTTCACCGTCAAATGTAATAGTAACATCATAATCCGGATTCAACGTATAGTCAACCGGTGTATCAATTATAATTGTATTACTCATGTTTGGGAATCTCCTAAAAAAATGAGGCCCGTTCTGTTGCTAGGTGGAACCCATACCCCGAGTAACTACGCTGCGATAGCGTAATCCTCAGATGCAAAATTATCGTTTGCATTTAGTTTTTTTGTTGCGTTAACGTAGCTCCTACACGGCATCTCCACTCATCTTCTCTATCCTGTCGAACCTATTTCGCCCCCATCAAAAGCACTCGCAAGCAGTGATCCAATTATCTCATCTACGAGTGCTTATGGTGGAGGCGCCGGGTACCGCCCCCGGGTCCAGAAGAGCATCAACTTGTTTCATCAATGCAATACGTATTTATTAATATACAATAAACACGTTAAAATGTCAACCATTTTTTGAAATTAATTACGCCTCATTTGTGCAATATCTTTTGCATCTTTACTATCAAACACAGGAACCATATTGCTCTTGTGCATAGTGGCTACTCCTAATAATTTTCTTTCTCCTGAATACACAAGCCTTTGTTGTGGTGCAGTACTACCTCCAGGAATAACATCACTTGTAGGAATACTATTACCTGTAGATCTATAATCAGGAATAGAACGAATAGGATTGCCAGCGTTTTTCTTTTTGTTTTCAGCTATTTGCTCTGGATGAGCATTCATTTTTCGTAGCCATTTATTATGTCTGGCTTCTGCTTCTAACATCTTTTTTGTTTTGTTTTTTGCTTTACGTTTTTTATAATTAGTTGTAGTCATATAAGGACCAACCAAATGCATAGTCATAATAAATATCCTTTAAGTTAACATTCTAATAAGACCTACTGTATCAATTGTAATCAACAGTAAGTAGTTAGCAATCATGCCAAAAGACTTGCGACTCCAACTAGCCCAAGCATACATGCAGCACCCAATGATCCATACCGGATAAAGAACCAGCAAAGGCGGATTAGGAACGGTAAGAGCCATCGTAATGCTACACCCAATAGAAATAGCCCAAGCAGCAAGTTCAACAATGAATCTAAATCGATTGGAATACCAGTCATTTTTTATCCATTTCCATGTTTTATTAAAGTATTTTGCTTCATTCATAATACATTGTATATTACTGCTTGGGGTTTGTCAACCGGTTTTTTACAATCCGTTAGGTACGATTACGTAATGGATTGCTAAAACTACACCTACTGATGCACCCAGACCAATCATCATTTTAAAGAAGTCTCTACCGACAAGTGGAAACACTGTCTTGAACTTCTCTTTGCCTGTTACTGTTGCCATTGCTAATTCTCTACCACAAAGCAAACCTACGAACACCCAAGTTGTTGACATTGGAATATCGTTTAGTTCTTTGAAGAAGAAAAGGATTAGCCAGTATACTAAGTCAACAATAGTTGCTGACCTAACATAACGAGTATTATGCTTTTCTAATACAATGTTTTGAATTTTACCTCCGCCTTCACGGAACATAAATGCCAGACCAGCGACAAACACGATACTAATTAGAATCATCAAATCCCAAGGTATTTGTCTTGGCAAGAATACAGCAATATTTGCCATATCATGTGATAACCAAGTGAACCATAAGAATCCTGTGGTAACCCATTGTGCTATACGCCAATAGTTTTTATGTTCTTCTTTAACAGGTTTTGCTTCATCTAATATTTTACTCACTACAATCCAAATAGCATAAGCAGATACTGCCGCTACTGCATAACCCATCATGGATTTCATTAGCATTTTTTCTAATACAAACGTACTAGCAAATGCGCTTAATACTAAAAAAGATGTGCTGACTGGCACACCTATTCTTGTAAGTATTAATAGTAGAGCTGGTGCCATAGCATGGTACCATTGTATCTCCTGGAAAGGAATTTTGTTTAGTCGTCCATAACTGATGTCTCCACCATTCATATACCAACCATACCAAAGCGTGTATAGTAGAACAGCTGATGCTGCTCCCCACATTACTTTCCAGTTAAATTTTTCGTTGTTTGATGCGATCCAAGTACCTAGGGTTTGTACAGAATCGTTGGCAATAACAGCGTATCCTGCGAACAGGAATCCGACCGCCATCCATAGTGTGAGTGCGTCCATATATACCTCCTTTATTGTTTGCTGATTTTACCTCAGCGCTCACATAAGAAATTTATAATTCTGGGAATAGACATTTCTCTTGAAACTCATCGACCGCTTCTGGGTCGAGGCCTAAAGATTTCATAACTCGTGGTGTATGAGGATTTTGCTTTTGAAAATGTGCGTATCTGTTTTGGGCACCTTGTCCCATTTCAACAGAAAGATTACCATTGGTTTTACCTATGGTTTTAGAATAATAATCTAATGATGTTTTTGCAAAGTTTACAACCTGGTCAATTTCATGTTGTTCTTTAACCATACCAGCTGCCATCATTCCTTCAGAAAATATTTCTTTTGCCCAATCAGGTAATTCTCTTTCTCTTTTCCATTGCATTTCGGCTGTCTTTTTATTGAACCAAATATGCATTTCATTTTCTTCATCAATTGTAGGACTAAAGTCATGGAAGGCTCCTGTCATTTTATTAGGACCAGCAATAACATCAAATCCATATATAGGACCATCATTGCTATATTGAGGAAAGATGCAGACATGCATCATCCATAGTTTATTAGATTCTCGAGCGTCTACAACATCAACATGGGCACGTCTAAAATCTTCATTCTTCCATGTCCTATTGACCCAACCGCCATCAGCATGGTTAAATTTTTCTAATCCAGGTTCTTGATATTCTGTAGCGATATCGTCAAGTGTTTCAATGTAATGTTTTTTCAGACCTAGTAACGCATCCCATATTTTACTTTGTATCATTAGGTAACAACTCCTCGAATAGACGAATAGCAAATTCAAAACATTTGTTTGCCTCATCCGCCATATCATCGTTTAATATTGCTCTTGTTTTTTCTTTTAATTCTTCTTTATTTTCGAACTCATACATTTTACCAGACCCTGGGATCTTTTTCTTAATCATTGCACCGCCATACATATCACCAAAATGTCTTACGTAAATATGAGGTACGAGTTCTGCAGAGGTTTTTGTTGCAACATATTGGATATAATCCTTTGTTACAGAACATGCATGGTTATTCTCATCATACATAAATTTGTGAGTCATTTGAAGTTCAGTCATATCTTCTAAAATACTAGGTGCCCTTCGAATACCACTAATACCTAAACCATCTAAATCAACTTTTTGTTCTAATACAGAGTACATCAAAAATTGATTGCTTAAATATTTGAAATATAGTTCAGGTGAAATATTTCCAGACATTAAGAGAGATGCAAATTGCTTTCTTTCTGCATTTTTATGATTCTCCCATGTCAATTCTTTTAGGTTCATTCTATATCACCATCTTCTCTCATTTGTTGTCTAATCTTTGTTGCACTGATGCTATGAATTTCTGAACCTAAATCATGTTCTGTAAATGTATAACCAACACCACGCCCATAGGAAATATCTACAATATTAGGAACCTTTTGAATAATAAAGTCAACGTTTAACTCATATCCTTCTGATACTAAATCTAATGCAATACGCTTAACAATTTCTTTAAAATCAAATGGGTTATCATCTTGACCTGGGACTCGAGCATTCGCTTCTGTATCAACTGGAACATCTCTTATCATAATGCAAACTTGTCCAGAAATCGCATGGCATCTTTTAAATAATTCTCTATGTCCTTTATGCCAAGGTTGCCATCTTCCTAACATTTGAACAGTTGGTTTTTTCCAATCAAACATGTTTTTTTACTCCAAATTTTATGTAACTATACCACATTCTTTCATGTCCGTAGTAAAGTATAAATTTAATTATTAAATCTGCTACAAAAACACCTCCAATAGCTTTAGGAGGTAATCCAAATGCCCAAGCAATTAATGCTGTTGTAGTAGAAGCTATAACTCGCCACGTTACGGCTTTAGCGAGATGCCGTTTCTTTTCAACCTTTTCCATCATTTCTTTTCATGTAGTTAGAAACAATTTCTACTAACTGTACATGAGTATCGTCAAACCACTTAGATACTTTATAATCTACATGCTCAGGTGGTACAAACATTTTATTAGTATCTTCGAACCTACCCTCTTCAATAGTATCCATCCAAATAGTATAATCCGGATTGAACTCAGCACGTGCTTTTTCTGTAGGACAAACAAAATCGGCAACAGCAATTTTACCTGCCATCACTACTCCGTCTGCTAAATGTCTCATACGTTGTGCTTGTCTGATACGACCTTCAGGAGAAAAGTCCCAATCATCGTAACTTGTTCTTACAACATCAGCATTAATATGAATACCGCCAATCAATTCAGCGAAAGGTTTAGCTAATGTTGTTTTACCGGAACCGGGAAGACCAAAAATCAAAATCTTCATAATCTACTCCATATTAAAATTGAACATACTTTTATTTATATATGTTCTCCATAAAAGATATGTGTATCAATTACAGTCAATCTTTGGTAATCTTTACGCCAGTAAGGTTTTACATAGTCAGCATGATACATAATAGCCCCTTGTGTTGGATCATCGATATGTCCATAGATTGAGGATACGTAGTAGGCAACCTTTTTTGCTATCTCCCAATGCTTTTGCTCAAAAGGTTCATCACTCTTACCATCGCACCACCAAGAAAAATGACACTTGTTTCTAATAGGAACATCTTTGCCATGCTTTTCTTTCCACCATTTTGAATACTTTGCTTGTTTTACAACATCACAAATATTTGAAGGATATCCTTTATGATTAACACGATTTAAAGTTACCCATGCAACCGCCTCTTGTCCTAGGATAGACTGGTTTCGGGCTTCATGGTATACATTTAGTGATAAACATTTTAGCTCTTCCTCAGAATATTTGTTTAACAAAATTATTGCTTTAGGATTATCAAAGTTAGAAAATTTATCGATAACTTTGACTATCTTTGCAGGAGGCAATGATAAATATTCTTTGTTCTGAATGGTAACCTTAGATTCTTCAATAGGTTCAATCGATACATCCGCTAGCGGGGGTAATTCAATTGTTTCAATTTTAGGTTCTGTTATACTTGCTGCTTTATCTTCAGACAAATGTAAAGTGAGAACAAATGAAATAATTGCAATAAATGCTAAACAATTGAATGAAAGTTGCATATATTTAATTGTACGCTTCATTGAAAGTCCTTTTGTTTTTACTCGATAATAGGATTATATCAATGTATGTGTGTATTGTCAACCGATAATTTATTTATTATTTGCTATTTTTTATAAATATACTTGTAGACAGAAGATCTTGTCTACAGTTCAAAACGAGGGGAGAACTGATGAACTTAAAAAGAATACTGACTTGGTGTCAGGTTCTGTTGCTTGCTGGGCTAAGTGCCGGGATAATGACTATGTGTTCGCCTGTGATGGCTGAACCAATCATAACAGAATCTACATCTAATTCAACAGTAAATTCTAACACTAAAGCGGAGACTACTGTAAAGTCACCGCCACCTTCTGCTATATCACCATCTTTGGGTTCGGGTTCGAATAGCGACTTATGTACAGTCGGTGTATCGGGTGCCGTGCAAACTCAAATTTTGGGTATATCTGGAGGACAAACTGTAAGAGACTTAAACTGCGAAAGATTGAAAAACGCAAAGACATTATATGATATGGGAATGAAGGTCGCAGCTGTATCTGTAATGTGTGGTGACCCAAGAGTATTTTCTGCTATGGAAATGGCAGGAACACCTTGTCCTTTCATGGGAAAAATTGGTAGTGAGGCAGCAGCACTTTGGAAGAAAAATCCAGAGTTAAGGCCTGAAAATTTAGAACAGGAAGAGAGAAGGAATGACACGCTTAAAGGTGCTGCAATGGGCGCTGCTGGTCTTGGTATTTTGCTTTTGCTTTTATAGTGGAACAAAAGCCCAGACGACCACACCAGATTTATTAGAGCCTAGCGCTCAAAAATGGACCGGTAACTATGGAACTGGTTGGTGGGGTGGTACGTCTGGTGGACCTGATCCGAATAGACTTCCTGATGATACTGGATTCATATGGAGTCATGGACAAACTGCTTTAGGCACTTCAATTGCAATTAATAATGCTTTGCAACAACAAGGTATCCAGGTCGATGGTTTCACATATAAGTGGAGAGTCAAAAATGGTAATGCTAATATTTTTACACAGCAACCAGGCATTGACCCAATGGAAATAACTGTTGATGTGCATAAGGCAGATGGCACATTATATCAATCTTATAGTTACGACTATGGATTTTCACATAATTGGACAACCCATGAAGGCACAGAATTATTTCCAGATAGTTTTTTGCCGCCATCATTCTTTGGTAACATTGATATAACAGCAGAAGCAAAAGATAGTGGATTTTGGGCAGGTTGGTATGGTCCAGAATTTAATGTTGACCAATCAGAATTTTCATTAATATATTCTACTAATCCTTGTCATAATAATCCTTTGTATGACCCAGCATGTCCTGGGTATGCTACTGCAATGGCAACACAGATTTTTAATCAACAATGCACAGCAGATCCTTTATTTGATCCGACATGTCCTGGGTATGCTACAGCACAATTTACCCAACAATGTACAATAGATCCTTTATACGACCCAGCTTGCCCGGGTTACGCAAGTGCATACCTTACACAGCAGTGTACTTTGGATATAATGTATAGCGAAGATTGTCCGGGTTATGATGATTATGTTTTGAGTTTAGTCGAAGATGAGGACCATCACCATCCAGGAGATGAAACAGCTAGTGTAGAAAATTTATTAACGAGTGATCCAGTATCACAAATTACTGAGGTTCCTCTTATTGAGGATCCGATAGTTAACCAAGTAATAGTAGAAAACAATAACGCACCTATAGAGGAGATAGTGCAGAAAGAAGCAATACAAAATGACCAGACAAACAGAGAAGTTCAGTCCGATAGTAATGATAAAAAGCGAGTGGATAGTGAGGGGGACAGTGGACAAGACGGATCCGATTACGAAGAAGAGATTGTCAGAACCGAAGAAGGTACTACAGGGGGAAGTGAACCCGAGCAGTCGGCTAGGAAGGCAGATGAAGGCGGAAAAGAACTTCAAGAAAAAATACTTGAAAAAATAGTAGATGAAAGAGTAGCGACATTAGCAGAAAAAATGTCTGATGCTGCTTCTTTTGAATCTCAAAAATTAGTTCAAAGTCAAATTTTAGCTTTGTTAAATTTTAAAGCAGGGTTCAATGTTTATAGGAAAGAATATATTAGTGGATTTTATCCAGATGGTCAAATGTACGATGAAAGAGTAATACCAGAATCAAAAAGAGGATTAAGAAACGGTTTAGCACAACAAATTTTACATGAAAAAATGGTCGATATGCAATATGATTAATCTTGGGACACAATAACAATTTAAGGAGTTTTTATGTTACATATTAAACGCTGTGCTGAGATGGCAAAACTAGCTCAGATAGCTTATCTAGATGGAAAAGAGGCTAAAAAAGAATTTAAAGAAGCGGGATATCCTAATCATAAATTTTGGGACGTTGATGGTGCCCAGGTTCATGCTATTTGGGTAAAGTCAACCAAAAAGACAGCAGGTGTTTATGTGCTTGCATTTAGGGGAACTGAACCTGATGAACTTTCTGACATATTAGCAGATTTAAATGCTTTTCCAGATAAAGGAGTATCAGGTGGATGGGTTCATAATGGATTTCAAAACGAGGTTGAAAAAGTTTGGTCCCAAATTAAAGCACATAAGAAATCCCATGAGGAATGTACATTTTATATCACTGGACATTCTTTAGGAGGTGCAATGGCTACAATAGCTGCTTCAAGATTCAATTTAATTGATACAGTTGACTGTTTATATACATATGGCAGTCCTAGAGTAGGAACAAGATCATTTATCAAGTCCTGTAATGTTTTACATTATAGACACAAAAATAATAATGACTTGGTTACGACTGTTCCTTTATGGTTAATGGGATATAAGCATCATGGGTTATTGAGATATATTAACTTTTATGGTAATGTCAGAAAATTAACTTTATGGCAAGCTATTAAAGATAAGTGGAGAGGTTGGCGTTCTGGTATTCTCGATGGAATGCTTGACCATGGGATAGGAAATTACTACGAGGCATTAAGGACTAGCGACAAATGATGGAATTAATAGACAGAATGTTAAGCGATACATTATGGATTTATACCGCAATAGCAGGTTCTCTCTTAGGCGCTGCTTTCCTTGCTTACTTTAAGGACACAAGAGCAGGCCTTTGGTGTTACGCTAAGTTTGATATGTTTCTAGATTACCTTGTCGAAAGATGGGGTTGGACATGGTTCGAACAACCAACAGATGCATGGCGTAAAAAGTATCCATATGTTACAAAAAAGATAGATGAATTAGAAGAAAAAATAAAATTATTAGAAAAAGACTCTCACCCATCTAAAGAATTACACGAGTTCGAAGTATGGCCTGAGTTAAATGAACGAATTAAAAAACTGGAGAAGAAAAATGGCAAATAAAGATCTTGGCGAAGGTCTCGAAAATATAGAAACTGATATCGAGAATCTAAAAAGCAAAGAATTTAGAATTTTAGGAATTAAAGTTTCATTCGTTAGTGTTACAGCACTTGTAACTATATTAGGTACGATAGTTGGTGGACTCTATGGTGGGTTCCTAATGTATCAGAAGATAGAAGATGCAATCGCTTTTGTTGAGCAACAGCAAGAATATGAAGATAAGATTGCTGCCTATGACCAGCGTATGGAAATTATTGAAACAAAATTAAATGAAGCAGTCGACTATACTAGAGATATTAAATCTGGATTACGAGATGATATTTTAGGTATTGAAAAAAATGTTGACCGCATGGAAGATAAGTTACGTGATTCTGAAAATGAAACAAGGCAGATAATTGATGATGCCGAAACTCGTTTTGAGAATAAACGTGATGCACTTCAGAATGACTATGATGAAAAAGCAAATCGCTTATCAGAGTCTAACAATAGTAGAATGGATGAATTGAATAATAAAGTAGATAGAAATATCTCACAGATGGAAACAAAAGTTGAGCGTGACTTAAAGGACTTAGAAGACAGACTTAATAAGCGACTACAGAGAGCATTGGATAATCCACTTGCTAATTAAAAGGAGAAATAAAATTGATAGATCCAGTTAGTGCTTTAGCTACTGCATCTGCCGCTTATAATGTTATAAAGAAAGGTTTTGAAATTGGTAGAGAGGTAGAAGATATGGCAGGCGACTTAAGTCGCTGGATGGGTGCCATGTCCGATCTGAATAAAGCATCAGATGCCGCTAAAAAGCCACCCCTATTTAAAAAATTGGTAGCTAGTAAATCAGTCGAGCAAGAAGCTATGGATGCATTTGCTGCTAAGTTGAAAGCAGATCAAATGCGAGATGATTTAAGGAATATGATTTCTTTGCTACATGGACCATCTAAGTGGAACGAGTTAGTTCAGATGGAAGTAAAGATTAGAAAAGATAGACAGGAGATGATATATAAACAAAAAGAAAGACAACAGTTTTGGATTGATGTCTTCCTAGTTATAATAGCTACCTGTATCGGTGTTGCTGCTTTAGTTGGTTTTATATGGTTAC